GAACTCGGCGGCACGCGTGGCCGACGCGTTCATGACCTGCTCGCCGCCACGCAGATTGACGAGCTCCGGGCCGCCGCGGTCGCCGAGCATCGCCCAACCCGGCAACGCCGACTGTGTACCCGCCCCGTACCAGTGCGGACTGCGGCCGAGCCACGTCGAATACGCGTTCCGCGGGTCCCCGTAGTCGCTCTTGATGTAGCCGAGGCCCCACTTGATTTGGGTGGCCGGGTTGGTCAAGTAGTCCGCGCCGGCTGACCGCATCTTGTTCGCGGGCAACGATTGCGGGATGCCATAGGCACCCGAGCTCGGGTTCTTCGCGTCGGTGCGCCACCCGGATTCGCCGGCCCACAAGGCACGCAGCGACGGCCAGTTGTTCGCCTGGAAACCCATCTGCGTCATGATCTGGTTGCCGAGGGCCTGGTTCGCGCTCGACGTCCCACCGCCGGACAGGATGCCGCCGAGGTGCTTCGACAGGAAGCTCTTCGCCCAGCCGAGCATCGTCGAGGGAAGGCTCTTCGCTGCTTGGCCGATGATGCCCAGCCCGCCACCGGGGAGCCCCGGCAGGTGCCCGGCGATCCAGTTCTTGGCCTTCTTGAACGGGCCGGTAATGAAGTCGATGACGCTCCCGATGACCCCGCCGATACCGCCGCCTGAGTGGTCACCGGACCCGAGGCCGTTGTCGCGGCCACCCAGCCCGTTGCCGCCGCGCAGATAGTCCTGCGCCTGCGCAGCAGCGGACGGGGATGCCATGCCGAAGCCGGGCAGGGGAACACCGTGGATGTGCGGCATCCAATTGCCCATGCCCGTCCGGTCCCAGGCAGCGATCCCGTTCGCACGCAGCGCCTTGACCTTCGCTGCGGTGACCGTGCCGAGGTCGACAGCATCCTGGTTGTGCGTGCTGTCCGAGTAGGACGTGGACGGCCGCCAACCGCCCTGGTAGATGCGGAACATCTCCCCGGCCATCTGCTGCGCCAACTTCAGGTGCGCCGCGAACGTCGGCGTGAACCGGCCACCCTCCCAGGAGATGATGCCGCCGGTCTTGTCGACGACACCCCCGCGTGCCATGTGGATCGGCTCATCGCGGTGCAGCGCCTGCAGGACATGGAGGTGCCGCGCGGTCTGCCTCGCGGGCATGACGTATTCGCCGGCCGACAGCATCGCCGGAACCGAATCGGACGTCGCCGTGCCCGGCCCGCGGACTGCGCCGCCACCGGCGAGTTTCACGGGTGCGATGTAGGCGAGTCGCGTCGACTGGCCGGTGGCCTTCGCGACGTCGTTGAAGAACGTGCGTATGCCCTTGTCGTAGATCGTGGTGATCACGAAGTTGATCGGGTCAGCGATGTGCTTCTTCAGGGCAGTGAACGCGTCGGCGATGAACCCCAGGGTGGGCTTGAACACTTTCGTCCACAGCCACGACCCCAGTGCGCCGAACGCCTTGAGCACGGGGTGGATCACCTTGTCGTAGACCGTTTTTATGCCGCCGCCGAGGGCATGGAAACTGCCGCCGATGAGTCCGAAGTATGGCTTGCCGACCTTCGTCCACAGCCAGCCGATGAGCGAGCCGACCGCGTGGATGGTTGGGCTGATGAGGTGCTGCCAGCCCCACTGGACGCCGGTGCCGAGCGCGTGAAAGGCGTCGCCGATGAGGCCGAAGTAAGGCTTCGCGGCCTTGTTCCACAGCCACCCGATCAGGTCGCCGATCGCGGAGAACGTCGGCTTGACGAGATGGTTCCATACCCAACTGATGCCGGTCCCGACAGCGTGGAAAGCGTCGCCGATGAGCCCGAAGTAGAGCTTCAGCGCATGGATCCACAGCCACTTGATCAGGGAGCCGATCGCGGAGAACGTGGGCTGGATCGCGTGGTCGTAGAGCCAGCGTGCGGCCTTCCCGAGAACGATGATGGCCGCGCTGAATAGGATGAAGATGCCTTTGGCGATGTTCCAGGCGATCTTGATGACCACACCGATGACGGTGAAGACGGGCTTGAAGATGTGCGTGTACAGCCACGAGGCGGCCGACCCGAGGACGGTGATACCGGCCTTGAAATCCCCGAACGCTGGCTTGATGGCCTTCGACCAGAGCCAGGACGCGAGGGAACCGATGGCGTTGAAGGCGGGGTGGATGGCCTTGTTCCACAGCCAGCTAGCCGCGGTCCCGATGGCCTTCACGCCGGTTTCGATGCCGTGAAAGGCGGGCAGGATCGCCTTCGTCCACAACCAGCCGACGAACGTACCGATCGCGTTCCACGACGGCTTGATCGCCTTCTGCCACAGCCACACAGCGGCGTCACCGACAGCGCGGACGCCGATCATGAAACCAGCGAAGGCGGGCTTCAACGCCTTGTTCCACATCCAGACCCCGGCGTCGCCGATCGCGTGAAGCGTGTCGTGGACGATCGTCCGGAAGGTCGCAGAGTGCTTGTAGGCGTAGATGAATCCGACGACGAGCGCCGCGATAGCGACCACGATCAGCGAAATTGGGTTCGCGTCCATGACCAGAGCCAGCGCGGACTGGGCGCCGGTGAAGATCTTCGTACCAGTGACAGCCTTGGTGAGCCAGGTCAAGAAGTTGCTGCCGGTGAGTATCTCTTCCTGGATGTGCAGCGCCGTCAACGCGACCGCGGCGAACCCAGCGGCGAGAGTGAACCCGCCTAGCAGGGTGCTGTTCTTGCTCACCCAGCCGGGGAGTTTCATCGCCGTCTTCAGGAGGTCCGTCAGCGGCGGCAGGAGCTTTCCACCGAGGTTGATACCCGCGACCTGGATGCCCTCTTTGAACCGGGATAGCTGAATGTTGAACGTCTTCTGGGTCTGGCCCCACACCGAGATGTCGTTGCCAGTCTTCTTACCGGCCGCGCCGATATCGGCGATCGACTCCTTCAGGTAGTTGGCAGACCCACCGGTCAACTGCAGCGCCGTGGTCAGACCAACCGAGCCGCCGGTGATCGACGCGAGGGCCGCCTGATACGTCTTCGACTGCGTCCCGCCCTGCTTCAGGACGTCGTTGAACCCGTTGGCCCGCTTGTAGGCAGTCAGCCACGACGCGGCCAGAACCGAGTCCATGCCGGTCAGATTCTTCGACACAGCGGATGAGAATCCGCGAGAGGACAGGCCGCCGGCATCGAACTTCCGGGCGAGATCCTGCGCGGCCGGGGACAGCCGCCCGAACTCGGTTGTCGCGTCCTTCGCGGCGATCTTCGACTGGTTGAGCGTGCTCAACAGGACGAGCCCGTTCGGACCCATCTTCTTCAGGATCGTCGTCGAAATCAGGTCGAGAGTCCCAGACAGTCCCCGTGTCCCGAGGTTCGACGACAGGTCGTTCGCCGACAACCCGAACTGGGCCATCGACTTCTGTGCCTGCATGTTCGGGTTCAGCAGGCCACGGATCGTGAACGCCAGGTGCTGCGTCGCTTCCTGCGCCGACGTGCCGTGTGACGTCAGCGTGGCGACCGCGCCGGCGACCTGAGCGAAGCTGATGTGCGCTGACGATGCGATCGGGAGGACCGTCGACAGGGACCCGGCGAAATCCGTCATGGTGGATTTCGCACGACCGGACGCGGCAACCAGTTCGTTCGTTACAGACACGACGCCCGACGCGGGAATGTTGTAGCTGCGCATGATCGACGTCAGGCCGTTCGTCATCACACCGAGGCCGACCTGCTCATCCGCAGCGGCCTGCGCAGCGGAACGGAGCACCTTCAGGCCGTCAGCGCCACGGAAGCTCGCTTTCTCGACGGTGTACATGCCCTCGGCGAGGTTCTGCGTGCTCGTGCCGGTTTCGACGGCCATCGACTTGATGCCGGACGACACGAGCCCGATCGCGGTCTTGTTCTCACCACCGGCCGTGACGAGCAGGTTCATCGACTTCTGGAAATCGCCGGCGCCGGTGAGTGCGTCCTTCGCGAACTTGCCGACCTCGAACGCTGCGGTGATCCCGATCATGCCGCCGAACGCGGCGCCCAGCCCGCTGATCGCCGACTTCGCCTTGCCAGCGGCACCGGCGAACAGCGACATTTTCGCGCCGGACTCTTCGACGACGGCCGATGACTTCGACGCCTGCGTCGCTGCGGCGGCCTGTGCCCGCTCGAGGCTCTTTGTCGCACCCGTCGCACCCGCTGAGGACGTCTCGACACCACGCTGGGCGGCGGCGACACGTTCCTCGGCGGTGATGATCTGCGACGCGGACGCATTCCCCTTCGCCCGTGTCTCCTGCAGCTTCGCCTCGGCGACCTTCAGCCGGCCCGCAGCGTCCGCTTCCCGCTTCCGCGCCGCAGCGACCTTGCCCGCAGCCGAATCGACCGCAGAAGCGGCTTCAGCAGCGCCACGTTCCATCTCCGCAGCGACCAGGGCACCGATACCGGACGTCGACTGCTTCGTCGACGTCCGCAGCGCGGTCCCGTACTCCTTGCCCGCCTTCGTCCCAGCCTGGCCGAGAGGGACCGAAACGCCCTCTGTAACTAACTTGTTGAACAGGGAGAGATTTGGTAATACGTCGATCCAAGCGGCGCCGGCACGAGCCATACCGGACACCTCCTGGTGAGTTAGCCCCTACCGGGCAACAACTGGTCGAGCAACGGCTGTAGGTCGGCCATGCGTTTCGCGATGTCCCTCGCGTGTTTCTTCGCGAGCTCACGGTCACGCGCGGCTTTCTCTTCCGGCGTCGACATGCACGGCCGGGATAGCGGCTCAGGCAGGTGGAACGTGTTGTCGTCGGAGTCGTTCGTGGCGCGCAGTAGCTCGAGCGTCGCGGCGTTGATGTCGACGAGATCCGCCAGCAGGTATTCGACCTGCTGCCACGTGTGGCCCTTCGCGGCACGGTGCGCAGCCGAATCCAGAGGCAAACCTTGGATGGCAACCCGCAACTGGCGTAGGGAAATCTCCTTACGCCAGAACTCCGCGATGTAGTCCCGGTGGTATTCGGCAAGCAGCGCGGCCTCCGTCGCCTCTGGCCACTCGCCGATGACCGTCAGGATCGTGTAGGGCGCTTCCGGCCTGCCAGCTGGTCCGTCATCGCTGTACGGACCTCACTGAGCACCAGAACGATGTCGTCCCAGTCCTGACCGGAGGCATCCCACTTCGTGAAATCCTCGGGGGACAGGAGGACCCGGGCGAGGTCCTCGGAGTCCTCTTCGTCGATGGCCTTCAGTTCGGCTTTCAGTTCCTTCGAGAAGAACAGGGGGTGCGGGATGGTGACGACTGTCCCGTCGGGGAGTTCGATCTCGACCTCGTCGCCGCCGACAGCGTCGATGAGCTGTTGGCGGACCTCGGCGACCTTGTAACGGTTCCGTGACGGCTTCGTGGCGGGCATGGCTGTACTCCTTGGTGAGTCGGTGAGTCGGGTCTTGCTTAGGCAACGGGGGTTACTTCGACGGCCTCGGTGAGGATCGTGATGGTCACGCTTGGCAGGTGGCTCGTCGTACCCACGTTGTTGACGGTCACGCCGTCCGTCGAGATGAACCACGGGAAATCGACGCCATCGACCAGCAGCGTGTGGTTCTCCGTGTCGACCGTGATGACCTTCGGGACCTTCTGCATAACTCTCTCCGGTGAGTTGGTGGCGAGTCGCGGTGAGTGAGCCAGATGAGGGCGGCGGGACTCACCGGGGCCGTCGCCCCCACCTGATCAGGGGCCTACGTGTAGGCGAGCCACCCGGCGCCGCCCACGAAGTAGCGCTGCGAGGTGCCGAACGCCGGGTCGAGGTAGGCAGTCATCGTGAACCCGTAGTTCAAGGTGTCCGTGCGAGCCAGCTTCTGCGCATCGTGCGCAGTGACCTTGGTGCGCGCGAAGAACCGGCCGATGGTGACGTCGTTCTGCACGTCGCGGGCGATAACCAGCAGCTTGCGGAGCGGTTCGACAGCGGACGTGGCCCGGTCGAGCTTCAGGGCGGTACCGAGCGCACCGACCTCGCTCAGCAGCTTGTTTTCCGACAGGGCGATCGACACCCGTGACGTCTGCTGCAGGATGAACTGGACCTGCGTCTGATCCTGCGACGTGTCCGACCGGGTGATCTCCGTCGACTGCCACGACATGACGTCGTCGACCGTCACGTTCCGAGGGAGCGTGATCCCGTCCGTCGTGGTCAAACCACCCGACTCGTAACCGGTCGGGAGGGCCTGCAGGGTCGCACCGACGACGACAGCATCGCGGCCACCGAAGGTGATACTCACGCCGGTTGCGGTGACGGTGGCGGCCACGGACAGGACAGCGTTGGAGGCGCTGCTGGTCGATGCGATCGTCGCCCCGTCGGGGATACCGACACCGGTGATGGCCGTCCCGACGTCACCGGACGCGAACACCGCCGTCGCCGAGGTGATCGCCGTCGACGCGGACGTGGTCACGGCATCTGCGACGGTGCGGGCGGCCACGAGCGCCGAGCCGGTCGTGGCGAACAGGTCGGGGACGTTGTCCGCCGACGGGTCGGCGAGGAACATCGCGCCGACGGTGAACTTCATCACCAAGTCGTTGCGCAGGGCGAGCAGGGATTCCAGGGTTGGCATAGCCGTTTCCTCCGCAGAGAGAAGTCACCTGGCCGACGGCTAGGTGTGGGGGTGTTGAGGAGCTAGGCGGTTGCCTGCGCCCGACTGGTGAGTCGGTATGTGGGGTTGGTTAAGCGGCGGCGCGGACTCGCGTGGTGAGCCGGTAGGTGGCGACCGTGCGTCGCAGTAGTGGGTTTCCGTACGGGGATTCACCGGGGGGTGTCGGGTCGAGATCGTCTACGACCCCGTATGGGGTCGTGCGGCTCGGGAGGAGACACATCGCGGTGTGTACGTGTTGGGCGAGCGTCCACATGGCGGCACGGTTCGGGCCGAAGCATTGGACGTCGACGTCCACTTCCTGGTTCAGGCCGTCGGAGAAGCCGCCGGGGATCTGGTTGACGCGGATCAGGGTGAACACGGTCGATCCGAGTTCCTCGCCGGTCTCGGTGGTGATGATCGGCGGGTCAGTCAGCGTCGTGTTCAGCCAGGAAATGACGAGCGCCTCAACAAGTGACCATTCAGTATTCGGGCCGAGGGGGATCATCGCGTGTTGACCTGGGTGTTAGCGGCCTGCCCGAGGATCCGGCGGCGTTCGACGTTGTTGTCGCCGTGTTCGACCGCAGTCGCTCCGTCGAAGTCGGCGATGACGCGGGAGTAGGCGCGGCCTTTCGGGCGGATCCCGTCCTCGACGCGCAGCGACGCGGCGAACGCCGTTTCGCCCGCTTCGGTGGCGAGCGCGACGGCCTTCGGGAGGATCTTCTCCGCTACCGCGTGCAGTTCGTCCTGGACCGCCTGATACTGGTTGATCTGGGCGAAGAACGACGGATCGGGGACGTATTTGAACGGCATCACGTCACCCCATCCACGCTCATTACCCAGACCAAATTTTAGCGAGGAACTCTAGATGGTCGTCCGCCCCGGTTTCGTCGGTCCACACGGCCGGCCGGCCGTCGACCTGTGTAGCAGGGTAGCCGGCCACCTCGAGGCGGTCCGACGAGGTGACGTCAGCCCCGGGTGGCATGAACGCCCGCCACCTGGAGGTGACGAGGTCCGCGTCGACCGGAGTTTCCTCGACCGACGCGAACTTCCCCAGCAGCGGCTGGAAACTGCACCCCTCATACGGTGTGCGGACGTCGGCGCTACGGATGGGTAGGCCGAGTGGGTCGCGGCCGGTGATGGTCCCGGCGCGGACGACGGTGATCGTCTGCCCGCCGAGGTTCACAAGGTCCCCGGTCCCATCAGCACGTCGTATCCGTATCCGTACCCGTACCCGTACCGAGGTTCGGACAGGTCGGGCCACGGCTTCGCCGCAGGGAATCCGCCCTGCGGTTTGCCCGTCATCCCGTATCTGCTGGTGATGAGCGCGAGAATCGTCGCGCGCCGGCCGGTTGATGTCGTGTCCCACATCGTCACGACGCCGCCGACGGTGCGTTGCGACACCGGGTACGGGTTGTTCAGGTAGGCGAGGCCAGCCAGTTCGAGGGTCCACGCCCACACGTCGTCAGGGACCGGGAATAGCGGCCAGACGGCCATCGGGCCGACCGCGCCAGTGACCCAGCCCTCGGCGAGCTGGATGGCAATGGTTGCAGCGTCGTTGTTGACGGTGCGCTGCAACCATTGCCCCAGTTCGACTGGCGTGACCACGGGTCAGTCCTTGAACCGGGCGATCAGGTCGGCCTTCGAGGTCGCCTCGGCCTCGTCAGCAGGCACGCCCTGAGCGACCGCGTAGGCAACCCATTCGTCCTTCGTGGCAGCCTGCGCGGGACGCCCCGACACCTCCCCGTCAGTGACGCCGTCACCTGTCACGGTGGCCGCGATCCCGCCCTGGAACTCGGCCTCCTCGACCAGGCCGAGCCCGAGCAGGTGCTCGAGGTGGTCCGGCTTGACGTCGACCGGCACGAGCCCACCCTGCATGACCGTGACGGTGGTCCCGTTCTCACAGTCGATGAGCGCCATGAGCGACCTCACGACGTAGCCGGCCATGTCAGGCTCCGATCGTGGCAGTCGACAGAGTGACCGCCGCGCCCGGCTCGATGATCATCGGCGCACGCACGAGGCGAGCCTGGACGGTCTGCCCGTCCCGTTCCTCTTCACGGTACTTCTTGACCTCGGCCCCAGACGCGCCACCGTCAGGGTTCGGGTCGCCCGTGTAGCCGCCGCCGAGGTTTTCCCAGGCGATCGAGCCGAGCATGGTCGAGTCAGCGACGACCACGGAGATACCCGTCGGCAGGTTCGTCGACTTCAGGTATGTCAGGCCCGCGATCTGAGCCATGTTCCCGGTGGCGATGATGTTCGATGCGCTCTCGCGTGGCATGTAGTTCAGCACCGCAGCCCGTGAGATGGCGTACACGAACGCCGTCGGGGAGAGCGCCACGACGTTCGCGACGTATCCCTTGTTCTGCGAGTCGATCTGCGCCACAGCGAGGCCGATGTCGACGAACGGGTTCGATCCGGTGGTCGTCCACGCGCCGGCTGTGACTGCCTGCGTTTGGGTGACCTTCGACGCGATCGCCGCGAGGACCAGCCCGTCGGCCTTGAAGACAAGGGTGTTGGCGATCTTGATCAGGTCGCGCATCACCTTGTCGATGCGGCTGTGGGCGACGGCCTCGTCGCTGATGATGGTCTTCAGGCCATCCTTCAGCGGCTTCACCGTCGCCAACGTGCCGGGCGTGGTCGTTGTCAGCGGGTACTCCGCGAGCGGGGCGACCGTCGACGACAACACGTCGGCGAAGACGTTCTCGGCGATCTCGTAGATCGCCGCACCCGAACCAGTCAGGTCGACGCGACCGGTCAGGATCCGCTGTCCGACGAGTCGCTGCTGGATGAGGGTGTTGAGGAGCCGGTAGATACGCCGCGGGTCCGCGACGAGCCACTGGACGGTGATCTGCTGCCCACTGATGGTGGGGATGTTGAAGTCGTAGTTGACGTCAGCCATGATCGTTGATCTCCCTGTCAGAACCGGAAGACCGCATCGACGAGCGCGCCGGAACCGGCGGCCCCCCATGCGTCTCCGATGTAGAGGTTGGCGGCGTCGGTGCCCGACACCCACGGGGCGACGGTCCCGCCGGCTGTCGCCTTGAGCGGCTGGCCGATCGTGACGATGGCGCTCGTCTTGAGACGGTGGACACCTTCGCGCCACACGGTGACAGGCGCACCGACCAGTGCGTCGTAGCCGGCGACACCAACGGTGCAGTCACCCGCGGTCGCGATCGCACCCGCCGTGTTGACGAGGAGCCCCGCGGTCACGCCACCGGTGCCGGCAGTGAACGTGACAGAGTCAGCAGGAACAAGCTTGGGCAGGTAGTCAGCCACGAAGGAACGCCTCCTTGGGAGCGCCGGTCATGTTGGCGAGGATTTGCGCCTCGGCATCGTTGATCGGCTGGTTGGTGGTGTCGTTGTCCTGGCCGTCGGACCGGCCAATCTCGTTGAAAGGGACGAGCCCCTTCTCGAGGCCCGCGAGCGTCGCGGCCTCAGCCGGGTCCGCCTTCAACCGGTTCAGCCACGCGGTACGGCGCACTGGGGCGATCCGGCCGTCGGAGATCGCGGCGTCGACGATCGCATCCCGGCTGGTCTGCTCCTGCCGCTCGTGGGCCTCACGGCCGAGCTGCGCGGCCTGACGGAGCTCGTCGAGCTGGGCGCTGTCGATGGCGACGACACCCTCCGGCAGCTCCGTCCTGGTGACAACCGGCGGCGTGGCCCGTTCCTGCAGCGCCTCTTCCAGCGCTGCGAGGATGGTTCCCTCGTCGGCGTCATCAACGACGCCGAGCTTGTGCCGCAGGGTGGTGATCGACTCGTCGCTGAAAGCCACGATGTCGCTCCCTTCCTTGGGGGTTACTTGCTTCCCGCCCGCGGGTGCGGCAACGGGGGTTCGTGACGTCGGGCCGGGGGCGTTCTCCCGGCCGGCGTAGTTGAAGACGGACAGGTCGAACCTGTTCTTCGTCGACGGCGAATCCTTGGGGGGATTCTTGGGTTCCGTGACCTTGTCCGCGAGGCCAGCGTCGACCGCTTCCTGCGCGGAGTACCACGTCTCGGCGTTCATCGCGACCCGCCAGTCTTCTGCGGTGCCGCCTGCCCGTTCGGCGTAGATCGACGCGATGTTGTCGCTGATCGCGTTCAACCGCTCCGCGAAGGCCGTCATGTCGTCCGGGCCACCGATGACGAGGCCCATCGCGTCGTGGATCATCATCTCGGAGTTGCGTTCCATCGTGACCGAGTCGCCGGCCATCGCGATGAACGAGGCCGCGGACGCTGCGAGGCCGTCGACGGTGACGTTCACGGTCGCGTCGTGGTTGCGGAGACTGTTGAGGATGGCGATGGCGTCGTACACGTCACCGCCGGGCGAGTTGAGTCGCAGGTTGATCGTGGCGACGTCGAGCGCATCGATCTGCCCGACGAAATCGGCGGCGGTAATGCCCCAGTACCCGATCTCGTCATAGATCATCACGTCCGCTGACGTGCCGGCCTGGCCGTCTGCTTTGTTGACGACGACCGAACACCAGTCTTTACGGCCGCCACCATGCGCGTAGTTCTTCACGCGAAATGGGGTGATCTTCTCCTCGCTCACGAGGCCTCCTTGCTCAGGTCGCCCACTGCGGGCGGCTGGACGGCGGTAGCGGGTGGAGTGTCCGTCGGTTTGACCGTCGTCGACCGGATCGGCATCGGGTCGGACGGGGTCGACGGCGGCAGACCGAACCGCAGGCGCAAGAACTGCTCGAGCGCACGATCGGGTTCGATCGCGCCCGAGTTGACGAGCAGCTGGATCGCCTGCGCCGTCGCATCGTGCTGCGTACCGATGTCGTCACAGATCAGACGCGGCGACGGAGCGGCGTCACCGAAGTTGACGGCCACCAGATCCGCGATCACTGAGCGCGTCACGACGTCGCACACATGATCCGCGATCGTCTGCAGGCTCATCGCGAAGAAGTCCGCGAATTGCGATCCCAGGTTGTATGAGCCCGTCGCCGACGACGATTGGGTACCGAGGTTCAGGAAGTGCGCCAGCATCGCGCGGGCGATCTGCTGATCGTGGTAGTTGATCGGCTCCATCGCATTCGGGACGGTCCCCGTGACACCCATCAGATCCAGCTTCGCGCCGAAGGGGATCGCGCCGCCAGAGTTGTCGCCGGCCCGGAAACCCTGAGCGAGCCGCATCCCCGTGGTCAGATCGGCTTCGTCCTCGGCGCCCGTGTAGATCGGGACACCCATCCCGTTTCGGTCGATCGACTGTGCCTGGACCCGTATCAGCCGGTCTTTGATCAGCCAATGCTTGTACGCCGACCGCAGCAGGCTCGTCCCATGCCAGTTCGCGCCCTCCATCTCGTTCACGTACGAAACGAGACGCGCTGACGGGATGACCACCGACATCGACGGCGCACCAATCGGCGCCCACTGCTCGATCGACACCAGGTCACCGGTCCGAGCGACCCTTATCGACGCGATCGACCGCGGCATGCGAGGAGAAAGGCGGAACAACCTGGCCTGGCCGTCCACCAGTTCATAGACGCGCTCGAAAAACATGTGTCCGTAGCGCAACTCGAACAGTGCCATCCGTAGATGCTCGGTCCACGAAAACGGCGACTTCCGCGCCGGATACGCCGCGGGGTCGGCGCCGTTCACCGGCAAACCCAGATCCTCAGCGACGAGCCGCACCGCGTCAGCCGATGCACCGGCCGGGTCAACCCGATATGCCACCCGGCGGATCGGCAACGTCACAGCACGCATGACCGCCGCGACCTGTGAGTCCTCACGGGCCATCTGGTCATACGTCCGGAGGCTCTGCGGCCACATCAGCGCCGCATTGACCTCGTCCGCGTCGAAGTTCGCGCCGTAGAAACTGACCCAATCAGCGTTCACATAGCCGATGGCAGACAAGGGGATCGCGGGTGCGGCCACGGTCACCTCCTCTAGTCAGAACGAAGCAGTTGCCAAGTCGTCAGTGCCCACCGAGCGGGGTCCGTCGGTGGATTTCACGGCCACAGGGGCCGGCGGTGGCCGCTTCGGCGGCTGGTAGAGCTTCACGAAGCCGTAACGGGCCAACGTGGCCGCCACAAGAGGGGTGATGTGTTCCTTTGAGCGCCGTTTCCACGCCCATGCACCCTCCAGCTGGCGTGTCTCCGCATGCTCAAGCGCCGCATTCAGGATCGGATCGTTCAAATGGGCCAGGACGCCGGCCTCGGCGTCGTCGTAGAACCCTCCGCAGGCCTGCGCCATCTCCGTCGAAGTCGTCATCGTCGGATCGATGCCCTCAGCCTGCAATGTGGCCTCCAGTGCGGCCGCCGCAGACGCACGGTCGAGCACCACAGCCATCGGATTCCACGTCAACGCAAGCTCGGTGACCGTCGACGCCAGCCAGCCCGTGCCGTCGCCGTCCGCGACCACCTCGACCTGCAAATGACCGTCGTCCGTCGTTCCTGCGACGGCGATCGACGCATGCCGGCGATCAGGGGACGTATCCACGGCGAACACCACATCCGACACGATTTGCGACTCGACCGGAGAGACAGCCAGTGCGTCCCACATCAGACGAGATATCGCGCTCTGGTAGCTGTCGTCATCCCACACGCCGAGCCCCTCGCGCAGGAACGAATCAGGCAGTAACTTCCGCTTCAACCGCAGCATCGATTCCACCGGAGTCCGCTGCGGATACGACGGGTTCGCCTTCGCCCACTGCTTGCGGTCGCTTGGACTCGCGTCCCTATCGGCACCGAGCTCGATCCACACCGCGTCCTGCAGTGAGCCTTCCCAAGCCTCGGTGCGCATCCGCGTGAACGCTTCAGACGGATCATCAGGGCGGGGAGGCGTCCCCACGTAGATCGCGAGGCCGAACTCCGAGGTGTTCATCGTCGCGAGCTGCGCATCCAACGCCTTGTCGGACATGATCTGCGCCTCGTCATCGACGATGACGTCAACGCCAGGGATACCGCGCCCGAAGCCACGCTCACGGGCACCGAACAGGATCCGAGACCCGTTCTTGAACCGGACCTCCTCGTCGCCCGAGCCCGTATAGACCCGATCGATGTACGGCTTAACCTTCGACCGCTCACAGAACGCTTGCAGCGCCAGGAATGTCTCGTTGTGCGTCTTGCTGTGGTGCGCCGACCAGATGACCAGCAGCCCCGGCCGCAGAATGCACAGGGCGAAGATGATCGCGCTGATCAGGTACGTCTTGCCGACTTGGCGAGGCAGTGACATGCCGACGCCGCCGATCATGCAGGCCAACTTGCCGTCGGCCCGCTTCGCGAGGATCAGCCGGCCGGCGCCGTCCTGCCACGGGTCAAACCCGAGCCCGAACTTCTTCGTACACACGTCGCGGACCGACGGCCAGCCCGTCGACACCACACCTGACGGGACGACAACCTTCCGCGCAACCTCAGATATCTTCCGAGTCCCACTTGTCGTCAGGGGTGGCGCCATCCTCGGTAGCCTCCTCCTTAGCCCGAAGGTCGATCGACTCGATCTCCTTCGCGATGTCCTGCAGACGGCGGGTCAACGCCGCCAAGTCACGCGGCGGGCAATCAGGATCCGACACCGTCCGGGCGATCCGCGAACGCATCGCCACCAGCAAATCGCGATGACTGCCGCCCGATGCAGCCTGACTGACCGTCAGATCCTTCTTCGGCGCGCGCTCATCATCAGCGACAGCGCGCACGGCAGCCACGGGCCTGGTTCGAGCAGCCACAGGGACCACCCCTCCCCGGCGCGGATTTGAGAAAAACCTGGTAGATAAAACACCTGACCACCGGCGGCGGTCAGGAAACCGTCACGCCGGATTTTTCGCGGGGGGTGGGTAGCCAGTCGCGCGACGTGACGGTCACGTTCATGTGAGCGGTCGTCGTGGACACCCGGGTTCCGTTGCCGCGTGACTCATTGCACCAGGCGTGGAGGAGCCTGTCGGCGCGTGTCCCGCCGAGCGATCGTGGGTTGGCGTGGTCGGCTTGCAACGGTTGGGTCTTGTACATGGGCTTGCCGCAGTAGGCGCACAGGTCACCATCCACATGCTTGCGAAGTAGTCGTTCGCGTTGCTTCTGGTGTTGCCATCCGAGTCCACGCGTGGTGGTCGTCGGCTTGCGTGGTGCGGTGGGCATGGTCGCCTCCCACGCGTGGGCCGCTACTGCACAGGCAAGGCACCGATGGTGTTGATGTTGTCGACGAGGCGGCGTGCCTTGGCTTCATGCTTGGATGGGAACGTGCCTTGCACCTGCGTGCCATCGGCGAGTGTGACGGTGACGTACAGGTGGGCGTCGCTCTTCTTGGCTACTGCACCCACGATGGTGCCGATCGGGCCGGCGAGCAGGGTGCCTGCGATGACGCGGCCCGCTGTGGTGTGTGAACCCTGCGCGAGGGACGCCTCAACGGTGGCCGTGGTGCCGGGTGTGAGTACATGTGTTCCGGCGTGCAGTAGGCGGGGACCTTCGTCACCGCTGATGATGGTGAAGTCGCCGTACATGCCGCAGTAGGTGCGCTGCCACAGTCGTGCTTTGCGTCGCTGCTCGTGCTCCCGGTAAGTCATACCGGACAGAGTATGCCGGACCGGGCGGTGATACGAGGGCTGGGCGCGCTACCGCTGCAGTGCGGGTATCAGCGCGGTGAGTACCCAGGCGAGTAGGCCGAGGGCCACCCATGGCAAGGAGCTGACGCGGATCACGGCGAGGATGAAGAAGATCGCGGCGAGGATCAGCAGGACGATGGTGAGCATGGCTGCCTCCGGGCATGGGAATGGGCGCGTTCCCTAGACACAGGAGCCGCACCCTGCTGCGATCGTAAGGGCGGGTCACCAGGCCGCAACGGGCTTGATTCCCATGCCTGAGCGGATCGTGTTGATGTAGGCGAGCAGGTCAGGGCCAGGACGGAAGTACTCGTTGCGATCAGCTAGGAGTTCGCTGAACCGCACGTGCAGCGCCTTCTCGTCTGCAATCGTCCCGGCCTGCAGCGCGAGGATCTGGTCGAACGATCCGAAGGTGGAGTGCCTCGTGGCAATGTCGGTGGTGAACCCGATCTTGATGAGGTCTCGCTTCGTGCGGATGAAGTAGACGACAGGTCCAACCTCGCGGGCGAGTGAGGATCGGGACTCGCGCTCGACGTGGTCTGGTGTGCGAAGCATGTGCGGGCGGCTGTAGACACGCTCGGTGCGCAGCGGCTTAGAATCAGTCACGTCGATCTCCCTAAAGGTCGGCCGTGCCGGGGCCTGTTGACGCAGGTGCCCGGCTTGTTTGACGAGAATGGGCCCGTGAGACATCAGTCTCCGGGCCCATCTCTAAATCGTCGCCATCAGCGTAGGGACAAACCTTGTCAAGCACAAGGACCGTAGGGCGTGTCGTCACGCTGCGTCGTCACGCTTCCCTCGCGCCAACTCCATGAGGTCGTCGAGCAGGTACAGCCTGCGCTCGGCCGGGTCGGTGGAGTAT